TCAAAGACATCCGATGAAATCATATACAATATGCACAAGATACTGGCGATATTCCTATCCAATACCAAGCAGTACAACACTGAAGATATGTTAAGGCGAGCCGAGATATTCAAAGCAAAGATGACGATGGACATTGCCTACCCTATCACGGTTTTTTTTTATCTAAACTATATGACTTTGTTAGACGGTATTCAAAATTATTTGGTGGAAGAGGCGAAAAAGCAGGTGAGGGAGCTGAACCAAAAGCTGCCGACAACTACAACACGAGGTGGAAATGGTATATTATTTTGGAAGAATTAAGCAGCGACAGACGTATGTGGGATTATTACTTTGAGATGCAGATAATCGAGTTCTTCAATTACTATTCATTCAGGTTAGACAAGGCGGCGGTTGAAAACGAAAAAATAAAAAAGCAATGGCAACAATCCCGAAAGGCATAAACAAGCTGCAAGCAGACCGATGGGCGCAATTTGAAGCGGCAGACATCGGGCAAAGCGATGACCCCACGCTAATCATTCAGAACACGGTCACCGATGTGTTGGTGAAGTTCATCAACGGCGTAAAGGCGCAACTGCAAGAGAATTTGAACGCCACATCAAAGACCGGGCAGCAATCGTTATACAACAGCATTCAGGTCAATGTCGAGCCATTTGGCGACACGATATCGGTTCAGCTTGTGATGAACGACTATTGGAAGTATGTCGATAAGGGCGTTAAAGGTAGGAAGTCAACCTATGCAGAAAGCAGTGCATCGCCGTTCCAATACCCTGCAAGTCCGAAGTCAAGTGGCGGCAAATTTCAAAACAGCCTGCAGTTATGGATAGCGCAAAAGCCGATACAAGTCAGGACAAGTCCTGAACAATCGGGCAGGCAGGTACGCAACATCAATGCAAGCATAGCGTATGCGATGCGGAGCAGCATCATTGACAAAGGTATCAGGGCAACGAACTTCTTCAGCAGCGTAATAAACGAACAAAGCCTGCAAATATTGACTGACCAATTAGAAAAGCAGTTGGGCAAAAAAGTCGAAATCGGGTTGAGTACGTTCAAACGATAGGGCATTCATTCTATTTGTTTATATGGCAATCACGATAATAGATAAACCATTCACGGGCACGCACAACTTTGCGGCAGGGCATAACCCTTGCTTCTTAACCGTATCGGGCAGCAACAACACGCAAACGGGGTATAAGCACATATACGACATATTCATTAACGGCACACTGGAAGCGAGAATAAAGAAAGCACCGATGCCGAATGGGTATGGCGCAATAGACATACATCGGGTGGTTGAGAATTACATATCACACGACATTGAGTATGCAGATACTGGGTTTGTACATTCAACCAATATGAGGGCAGCAGTAACAGTTCAGGTGGGTGAAGAGTACGGCACAACGCAAAACTTAAACGTAGTGAGCCAACAGATACGGGTGTGGAACGCATCTATCCCGTACCGGACATTCATCACCTTTGATACGACCACAGTACTGCCGAACTATAACGCATCGGCAAGGTTTTTGACCACGCCGACATCGTTCAGGCAGGTAAGGGGAAGCTATGCGTGGTTGCACATGATACAAGAAGCGACCGATGACATCGCCTATCTATACGTGAGAACATTTAATGCAAGCGGAGCAGGGGTGGGTACATACAAGCTGACCAACGCCAACAACACGGTAACGGGCATCATCAATCAGTTCCTGCGAGTGCCGATAGGTAGCGGCAACATAGCCAATAACACCATCACGGCATTGACTGGAACCACACCGATAATAAAAAACGAAGTGGTGAAATACGATGTATCGGCATACAACGGCAACGATGAGCAATGCAGCCTGACGTACACATACACGTTATTGGATGCAGAATGTCTTTACACGACCTACTATCTTGTATTTCAGAATAGGTATGGCGGCTTCGATTCGGTTCAGTTCACAAAGGTTTCACGAGAAACAATCACGACCGAACGGCAGCGATTTGAAAAAACAGACTACACATTCCCATCGGGCATATTCACGCAAAACATAAAGAACAGAGGTAAGACCACATTTCACGTTGAAAGCAAACAAAGTGTGCAGTTAAATTCAGATTGGCTAACGGATGCAGAATTTGAGTGGTTGCAGGAGTTAATCACATCGCCAATGGTCTATTCGATAGAGGATAATGCACTGGTGCCGATTGAAATAAACACGAACACATACGAGGTGCGCAAGTCGGTCAACGATGGGGCTTCGCAGTTGATCATCGACATTGAATATGCTTATCAGGAGTACGCAACACGATAATGAGAACGCAATTATACATATCACCTAACCGCAAGGGCACGGTATCGGTCACGAATGGCAGTATCACGGTAACGGGAACAAATACTGCATTCACAGATGCAGATGATGGCAGCACGATAATATTTAGGACAAGCAGGGGCGACATTGAACGAGTTATACTGAATGCGAACCCGAACACGCAGACCTTAACGCTGAATGCGGCAATGCCACTGACCGAAAGCGGCATCTTTTACTATCTTGAATATGTCGAGGTGGATTTATATGAAGACATCCCGTTCACGCTTACGTTCAATATTGCAGACATACGCAATCCTGACAAGCGAAACGGCAGCTATTCAAAGACCGTAAGGTTACCCGGAACGGATACGAATAACGCCTTACTTGGCAATATATTCGAGATTGACATTGATGGCAGTTACAATCCTAACATAAAAGCACTTGCATACATCGACATCGACAGCATAGAGCAGTTTAGGGGCGTGTTGCAGTTACTTCAGATTAACCGCACCCGTGACTTCATTGAATATGAGGTATCGATATTCGGTAATATCGGCGGTTTCTTCAACAGCGTAGGCAATAAGCAGTTGAGGGATTTGGACTTGTCTGCATACAATCACAAGGTAACATTTACAAACATTGAAGAAAGTTGGTTTGAGCAGATACAGAAAAACGGGAGCAACTACGACAACTTCACGGGCAGCGTTACAACACGATTCCCGAATGGACAGCCGAGCGGCGAGGGTTACACCTACCCATTGATATTCGATGGCTATTCATTACCGACTGGCGGTGGCAGTTTCAAATTTGAATTGCCGACTATACGTGGTGCCGTATATGCAAAGCAGATAATCGATTCGATGTTCAGTTCGGTTGGATATACGTACACATCGGATTTATTGAATAGTGCTATGTTCAAGAAGCTGATTGTACCGATGCAACGCAGGGCAAAGCATAAAGTATTGGCACAGCTTTCAATCGATGTGCAAAGAGATTTTCAAGGGGTTATATTCAGCCCAGTGTTGCTTGGTGGCGGCAAAATATTTTTATACAGATACAATTTAGCATCGAATACTTTCACAGAAATAACATCGGTTGAAGTACCGTTATCAAATAACATAACCGAAGTAGTCACATACACTATAAGCGAGGAAGTAGAATTAGAGTATGGCGACTGGTTATATGTTGAAGCGAACTGCATCGGTTTAACGAATGCAGGTGGCAACCCAAGTCCGATGATACTTGTTGCGCAGTTATTTCTGACCAATGCGACATTTACAATCACATATCAACAGACTGGCGACGTAGTCAGTAATGTGGATGGTTCAATGCAGGTATTCGGCACATCAACAACGATAACATCACCGACAGCGGCAGGAACTAATCAGATTGTTGAATTTGAAACGATAGTATCAGACCCGAATAACACTTGGGATGTGGCAGGCAACTATCACGAAGCGACAGAAATAAACTTGCAAGCCAACCTACACGCAAACATTAAGCAGGTGGATTTCTTTATGTCGATAGTAAAGATGTTCAACCTTTACATTGACGTGGACAAAGACAACTATCAGAACCTAATTATCAAGCCATATAACGACTTCATTTCAGACGATGTGTTGGATTGGACAATGAAGCTTGATAACAGCAGGCAGATTGAGATATATCCGATGGGTGAACTTGACTTCAGGCAGTTCTTGTGGACATACAAGCCTGATGGCGACGTTGCCAATCAGACCTATACTTCAAGATGGCAAGAGGCATACGGTCAATATTTGCAGAATATCGAGAATGACTTTGTTACCAATCAGCAAAAGATTGAACTTATATTTTCGCCTACACACGGCATCGGTAACGGACCAGTGTACATTGCACAGCATTACAAGGGCGACCCGAATAAGCCTGAACCATTTGAGCAGAACATAAGAATACTATCACACAATGGCAAGTATGATTTGTCTGCATTTGCTACTACTATTGGTTTATGGGGTTCTTTTAACAACTCTTCACCACTTGCATCATTACCGTATTATCCGCAGTCGCTTCATTTAGACGATGCACAAGCACCTACAATGGACTTGTTATTCGGCATCCCAAAGCAGGTATATTGGAAGTTCGACAACCCTGCCATATACACAACCAATAACCTATACAATCAATATTGGAAAAAGTACATAAGCGAGATAACCGACAAGGATTCAAAGATTGTCAAGATGTGGTTATATCTGACAGTTAACGACATCAATAAACTTGACTTCACCAAAAAGTACTTCATCAACAATTCGTATTACCGACTCAACAAAATCGAGAACTACAATCCGATTACAGAGCAGGTCACAAAGTGCGAGTTCTTAAAGATTAGCGAGGGTGCAGCATTTAATCCGGGCGACACAGACAACCCTATCGACAACCTTGTAAATTACAATTTGGTAAACGGCGGCATTGACGAGGTACGCAACATAGCGGCAGATTCATTCTATAACGTAGTGGTGGGCGGCAAAGACGAGGTGCGCAACCTTGCAGCGACATCACCATTTCATATAATCAGGGGGTAATATGCTAAACATACAAGACAGCAAGATAATTCTAAAGAACAGCACAGTATCAGGTCAGGTGCCGACCGTAGCACCAAGCAATGACCATACGGATGGCAGTTGGGATGCACTCGACATATACGAGGGCGAGATGATGAGCAACGTAGCAGATAGCAAGGTGTGGATGCGGATGAACAACGGCATACGTGAACTGCTTGTGCAAAGAAACAATTCAGCAACGGGCGACTTATACTATTGGGGTGGCAGCACTTGGCAGCGTGTGGCGATAGGTACATCGGGGCAGGTCTTAACGGTCAGCGGTGGCGTTCCGGTATGGGCAGCGAGTACGGGTGGCGGTGGCACATCGGGCGGCGTACCGACAAGCCGAACGATAACGATAAACGGCAACACGCAGGATTTATCAGCAGACAGAACGTGGACAATCGACGAGGGCATCCCCTATGGCGTAGCATCAGGCACCAATACCTATGCAGTAACTATATCGGGCGTGACATCATATACGGATGGCGATGTGTATGCGGTTAAGTTCACGAACGGAAACGATGCTGATTCGACGATAAACATAAACGGACTGGGAGCAAATACATTAGTCAAGCAGTTGAATGTGCAAGTAACGGGTGGCGACATTGAATCAGGGCAGCAGTTGATATTGATGTATGATGGCACGAACTTTCAATGTATCGGCGTTGCACCTAATCAGCTATTTGCTTATGTAACAAATGCTGAATCGGTTGCAATAACAAAAGGACAACCCGTATATGCCTTTGGTGCGGCAGGAAACAGAATGAGCGTAAAGTTAGCGTACAATACAACAGATGCAACAAGTGCACAAACGGTCGGGGTTGTATTCAGTTCAAGTATAGGGGCGAATCAAAAAGGGTTCGTGATAATGCAAGGCGTTATATCGGGCGTAAACACGTCAGCATATACGGCAGGTGACCAGTTGTATTTAGGTGCAACATCTGGAACGCTAACCAACGTAAAGCCGTATGCCCCGAACCATCTTGTATATGTCGGCATTGTAGAGCGATCGAATGCAGGTAATGGTCAGATATACATCAAGCCGCAAAACGGATATGAACTTGACGAACTGCATAACGTATCGGCACAATCCCCTGCAAATAACGATGGCATATTTTTCAACACATCGACAAACCTATGGGAGAAGAAAAGCATCGCAACGGTATTAGGTTATACACCAGTAAACCCTACACGATTAATATCGACCACATCACCATTAAGCGGTGGCGGCAATTTAACGGCTGATAGGACATTGTCGATAGCTGATGCAGTTGCAGATGGCACTACCAAAGGGGCGGCAGCATTTAACGCTAACGACTTTAATTCAGCATCGGGTGTTATTTCATTAGATTATACCAATGGGCAGTCAGCATCTGCATCGAACAAAGGTTTCTTGACCAGTGCGGATTGGACTACATTCAATCAAAAGTCGGGCGTATTTATGCACAGAATTGCACCAACGGCGTTCAACCCGTTAGATGCGACGATATACTATGCAGGTGATTTATCGGCATCATTGGATTGGGGTACAACAGCGGCGGCACGCAGGCATTACGTGGCGGCAACATTCGAGTTGATTGCTGCATCGATAATGGTCAGGGTTGCAGGTACAATCGGTAGTGGTGAATCGGGGACTTTAGCAATAAGAAAAAACAACACAACAGACTTCACCATATCAACTGGCGTACTTATGAATGCTGCGAATGTGTATATTCAGGCAACGGGGTTATCGGGGGCATCGTTCGTTTCGGGCGATTACTTCGAGTTAAAATTCACTGCACCTACTTGGGCGACAAATCCAACAAACGTGAACTTCATTGTAGCACTTTATTTCAGATGATAACAGTAAGACTAACAACAGAAACAATACCAAGCGGAGCAGTTCGCAGCGTGATTGAATATTACGAAAACGCAATACTTTCAACCGTTGAGGTGCTTGCAGACAACAAATATGACGAAGTGCGCAACTATCAGATTGCAGAACTATTCGAGTACTTCAAAGCAGAACTAACCACGCAGCAGTATGTGAGTTTAATCAATTCAGTACGTAACCACGTCGATGATTGGCGTATCGGTTCACCACGCCTGCGGCTATGGTTCGAGAATGGGCAGGATAGCAACTGGTCAACCAACTTTACATCGAACGGCTATGCACAGACGACATATTATTCAGTGGCACGAAAAGACAAGGCACTTGAAATACTGCAATTCATTTCTTAATATTTTCTATTTATCGGTATGGCAGAGGTAGCATTAGACATAAAAGTAAACGCAGGCAACAGCACGAATGCACTAAAAGAAGCACGTCAGGAGATTAAAAACCTAACGGCGGCGGCATTGGAAGCGGAACGGGCAGGTGACAAAGCACTTTCTGATGTATATGCTAAAAAGGCAGCAGAGGCAAAAGACCAAGTAAAAGACCTGCAAGAGAAAATCAATGCACTTGACCCGGGAGCAAAGGCGCAGGCATTTGCGGCATTCGGTCAAACGGTTGCAGGTGGACTGACAGCGGCTATATCGGCAACGGCGTTATTCGGTGAAAAGAATGAGCAGCTTGAAGCGACCTTATTAAAAGTACAATCGGCAACGGCATTATTACAGTCAGTACAAGCGATTGCAGATGGGGTTAAGCAGGCTTCTTTGATTAAAACGGTGGCATTGACCACTGCACAAGGGGCGTATGCAACGGTGGTCGGCACATCAACGGGAGCGTTAAAATTATTCAGGATAGCACTTGCATCAACGGGCATCGGATTGGTAACGGTCGCACTTGGTGCATTGATAGCCAATTTTGAAAAGGTCAAGCAGGCGATAAGTAGTTTTCTTGATACGTTAAAAAACATACCGCTTATCGGGAAGTTTATTGGTGCGGTTCAGGATGGCGCAAGCAAAGTACTGAACTGGGTAACGAGTTCAGATGCGGCAAATGATAGCCAAACAAAATTAAATGATACACTTGATGAATCTACGAAAAAAACAGACAAATACAATGATTCAGTAAGTAAAGTAGATGAACAAACAAAGACGTATGTAAAAGGTAGTCTAAACGATTACAACAATAGGCTATCTAAACTGCGAGAGGAATTAAATAACCTTGTTATTGGCAGTGATGAATATTTGGCTAAACAGCGTGAAATTGCGGCAACAGAAGCAGATTTGAAGCGATTAACTACAACACCTGCGCCACCACCTGAAGCACCTGCGGCGAAAGTCGGTCAGACAGAAGAAGAAGCGGCACAAGAGCGACAAAAAATTGAAGAAGAAAATAGAAAGCAACGTGAGGAAAAGCAACAGCAAGAAATACAAGCGGAGCAGGACAGAATAAATAGGAATAACGCCTTTAAGATACAAGCCACGCAGGATGCACTTTCTTCCATACAGAAATTAACAGAAGCGTTTCAGGGTAAAAGTACTGCATCAGCACGTAGGGCATTTGCCATCAATAAGGCAGTAAGTATTGCACAAGCGACAATCGATACATTACTTTCAGCACAATCAGCGTATAAGTCGCAGTTCAATCCGATTGCGGATGTTACTTCACCAGTAAGGGGTGCTATTGCGGCAGGTATTGCACTTGCATCAGGTCTTGCCCGTGTTGCCGTAATACAAAAACAGAAATTCGAGGGCGGTGGCGGCAGCGTATCGAGTGCAGGAGCAGGTGGTGGCGGTGGCGGCACAGTACCTGCACCAACAGCACCGACAGTGCCGACATTCAACCCACAAGGTACAATCATACCACAGAACAATCAGCAACAACAGAATGCGATAAAAGCCTATGTGTTAGAAGATGACATCAGCACATCGCAAAACAGAATCACAGACATAAAAACAAAAGCACTATATGGATAAGTTCCCAATTTACAAGATGGTCATTGATGAACAAGCAGAAACGGGATTGAACGCCGTTGCACTTGTCGATATGCCTGCAATCGAACGTGAGTGGATGAAATTCAGCACGGAATTATTTATTGAGCCAAAGGCAGGCGAAACGCAGTCAGAGTTTTTAAGCAGGTGCATCCCGGCAATGATTGACGAGGGCAAAGAGCAAGACCAAGCCATTGCGATGTGTATTTCGATGTATGAGAACAAGAACGCCGCACAAGAGCAGTTTGAATCATATACAGACTACCCGAAGCAGGCAAGCGAAAACGCAAAGATTGCACTACGATGGGCTGAAGAAAACGGATGGGGTGATTGTGGAACACCAGTCGGCAAGGCAAGGGCAAATCAGTTGGCAAATGGTGAAGCCATCAGTCGTGATACGATTGCACGTATGGCAGCATTTGAAAGGCATAGGCAGAATTCACAAAAAGAACTTGGCGATGGTTGTGGCAGGTTAATGTGGCTGGCATGGGGTGGCGATGCAGGTATTGAATGGGCAGCACGCAAACTTGAACAAATAGACCGTGAAAGCAAGATGCGATTTGCTATTCAGAATGAAGAGCGCAGGATAGTGACCGGACCGCTTATGATTGCTAACCTGCCGATATACAGAAAAAGCCCCGATGGCTTCGAGTTCTACGTAGTATTCGATGCAGATACCATCGAGCAGTTGGTGATGAAATACTACAAGGCAGGGTTGCAGCATTCGGTAAACTTGATGCACAATGGCATTCAGGTTGATGGCGTGTATATGTTTGAGAGTTTCATCGTTGATTCACAGCGTGGCATCACTGCGCCAAAGGGGTTTGAGAACGTGCCCGATGGCAGTTGGTTCGGTTCGTACAAAATCGAAAATGAAGAGGTGTGGAACTTGGTTAAGGCAGGCAAGTTCAGGGGGTTCAGCGTTGAGGGTATATTCTTAAAAAAGCTAATCACAGCAAGCGACGAGCAGGTGATTGACAAATTGAAAGAATTGTTAAGCTGAACGGATTTGCAGGGTATTCTATTTATTAGAAATATCCTGCAATGCAAGACATAAAACAATCAGTAAAAGAATTAATCGGTGAAGATAAGTTCACCAAGCTGCGTGTCCTTTTAGGACTTGAAGCGGCAGCACCTATGCCTGAAGAACCCAAAAAAGAAGAAAAGATGATGGGCGAGGGCAAGCTAAAAGATGGCACAATGGTCACCTACGATGAACTTGAAGTCGGCTACCCATTGATGGTCGTAACGGAGCAAGGCACAAACCCTGCACCTGATGGCACACACGAAATGCAAGATGGCACGAAAGTATCGACCGTGAACGGCTTGATTACCGAAGTCATTCCTGCGTTACCCGTTGCACCTGCAGAAACAGAAGCAGGTATGTACCCCAAGAAAGATGAAGAAGATATGGGCAAGAAGTTAAAAGAACTGATGGATGCGATTAACGCAAAGATGTCTGCAATCGAAACCGAAATCAGCAAGCAGCAAGAAACCAATAAACAGATGTTTGAACTGATTGAGAAGATTGGCGACCTGCCTACATCAGAGCCTAAAAAAGAAAATCAGGCATTCACAACTGCAAAAGACAAGAAACAACAAAAAATCGATTCAATATTAACAACATTAAAAACACTTAAAACTAAATAACATGGCATTTTCAGTAGGATCGTTAACCGATTACGTTAACCAAACCAGTAAGGAATTACTCACTGCCTTACATTTCGAATCAGAAACCGCTGCATTGGCAAACGTGCAGGTAGGTGTAAAGAGTAAAATGGCTTTGCAAATTTTAACAAACACGCCAATTCCACAGAACGGTGATGGTTGTTCATTCCTTGCATCAGGCACAACTGCATTCACGCAGCGTGAAATCGATGCAAAGGCGGTGAAGTATCAGGACACACTTTGTCCACGTACACTTGAAGCGAAATGGACACAAATCCTTTTGAAGAACGGACAGAAATATTCTGAAGCCGACATACCTGCAAAGATTGTGAGCGACATCGTTGCACAAATCAAGAAGCATCAAGAAACTGCCGACTGGCAGGGCGATACAGGTTCAGGTAGTGCATACTTGTCAATTTATGATGGTTTAATAAAAATCATCAAAGCGGCAACGGGAACAAACGTAGCAACTGCAGTAGCAGGACCAGTGACCACTTCAAACGTGCGTACAATTATGCAGAATATTGTTTCTAAAATACCCGTTCAGCTGAAAGGCAATGCAGGCGTTAAAATATTCTGCGGTTACGACATCGCTGAATTATATCGCCAAAAGATGTTCATCGATAACTTATTCCACTTCCCAGTGGGCGGCAATCAGAAGAACATATTTGCAGAGGGTTCAGTACACGAAATCATCCCGCTACACGGTCTTGATGGATTAGGTGCAAACAGTGGAGATAACCCATTCATCTTTGCTATGGACCCAGACCGTAATATATACTTGGGCGTTGACTTGCTTAACGAAGAAGAAACTGCAGAAATGTGGTATTCACAAGATGACCAAAACGTGAAATACTCTTTCCGTTATCGTCGTGGTTGGCAGGTTGCGTTCCCATCTGAAATCGTTGAATATTCTAATTCTTAACATCACTAAAACCACCGAAATACTATGAGTTGTTTATTAACACAAGGGTTCAGTTTAGACTGTCTTGGCGATAATGCAGGTGGTGTAAAAGAAATATATATCACCGAGTTCAATAACGTAACGGCAATCACTACTGCATCGGGTGCTATCACTGCCATCACAATGACAGCAGGTAAGCAGTTCTGGACATACGAACTATATTCAGAGCAGGGCGAAGTAACCGAAACGGCAATCAAAAAGCCTGAAAACGGTACAATCGCACACGAGCAGTCGGTTAAAATACCGTTGTACAAACAAGAAACGAACAAGCGCAATGAATTATACATCGTTGCGAAAAATCGTGTATTGATAATTGTTAAAGATTCCAACGACAAGTACTGGTTATATGGTGAGGGTTACGGCTTGAACCTTATCAACCGTATTGCTACGTTCGGAAAGTTGATTGATGACCGAAATGGCTACGAGTTAGAATTTACCGGCAAAGAGCCATTGCCTGCCAAAGAAGTTGCTTCGGGAATTATTCCTGCGTTACTTTTGCCTGCGTAATTGTTTTGTTTCATTATTTTGAATTTGAGCCTGCCGTTTCTACGGTGGGCTTTTTTATTACACTTTGCCCTTTATTCTATTTACTTGTATGCTGATAATAGAAAAGAATAGCATCAACAGATTAGTGGTCACTGCAAGCGAGATGACCGACTATGACGATTCGAGCTTCGTGTTGCAGTTCAAGAGCAAGCAGACGTTGGAAGTGGTGCAATGCACAGCGAATGACACGAGCGCACATAAAAAGCGATACAACTACTTGACGATTACAGATACAGCAACGCCAACGGCATCGAATGAGGTCAACCTGAAGTTAGGCTATCACGAATATACGGTATTGAGCAATGCAGGCGATGTGCTTGAACGTGGCTTGGCACTGGTTATATGGCAGCGTTCTGCGGTAACTGAACACACAAGAAATAACACTAATATTGTTTATGAGAAAAACTACTGATAAAGCAAACCTATACGAGGTAAAATTAGAGGCACACAAGATACCCGTGAACATCGAACGCCCGAGAGATGGCTATGTGACGTATGGCGAGGACAATCTTTACCCTAATTATCTGATTGAATTATACAACCGTTCAGCGAAGCACAATGCGATTGTCAATTCAAAGATTACCTATGTATATGGTCAGGGCTTGCAGGTAAACGTGCAAGATGCAAGGGTGCAGGCGTTATACGATTCAGTGAACAGATGGCAGTCGCTAAATGAATTTGCTTATCAGCTTATTACTGACTTAGAACTTTACAACGGTTGTGCGATTGAATGTATATGGAATCGGGCAGGCACTTCTTATGAAATGAAAGTATTGGAGTTTAAGAATGTGCGGTCTAATGTTGATGGCAGTACGTTTTATTATTCGCCACAGTGGGCGCAGTACAACACGAATGACATCATTGAATATCCTGCATTTGATGTGACCAAACGCAAAGGCAGTCAAATATTTTATTACAAGGTTTACAGACCGGGTTGCAAAGTTTACCCAATCCCGAACTATATCGGTTGCATACCGTATATCGAAACAGACATCGAAATCAGCAACTATCACCTTAACAACATCAAGAACGGGTTTTGGGGCGGCAAGGTAATTACGTTCATTGCACAACAGCCGACAGCAGAAGAAATGCGAGCGATAAGCAAGCAGTTCAAGTACACGAAAGCAGGCACAGACAATGCAGGTAAATTCGTGTTGAACTTCGTGCCGAACAAAGATGCAGCACCTATAATCGAAAGCCTTGAACCCGATGACAGCGATACCAAGTTCGAGATATTGAATAAAACCGTGTTGCAGGAAATATTTGTCGGTCATCAGATCACAAGTCCGATGCTAATGGGCGTACGTGTTGAGGGGCAACTGGGTGGGCGAACTGAAATGCTTGATGCTTATGAGTTATTCAAGAATACCTACGTAAACGGCAGGCAGCAGATAGCGGAAAAGATTATCAACTTCCACGCTGAAAACATCACCGGCACGTCAAATGCGTATTCGATAGTGCCGACCGAGCCGATAACACCTGCACAGCAGGAAATACAAGCGAAAGAGATGCAGGGCGAAAAGCAACAAGCCGAAGTGAACGATGCACTGCGCAACCTAACGGGCAGGCAGTTGCAGAACGTGATGCGCATTATAAACAAGTACGGCAAAGGGGTATTGACCTATGAGCAGGCAGTAACGATGTTGAGGGGCGGATATGGCTTGACCGATACTGACATCGATGCGATGTTGGGCGAAACATCAGAGTTCGCAAGTGAAAGTAAAGACTGGCAAAAGCATTTACAGATTGCAGAAACATTCGGGGTGGCAGAGGAGATGGTGACAATATTGAAAGTAGTACGGCAGCACTTCAGCAGCATAACAGAAGCGGAGCATTACGCAATGGCATCAGAAGAAATCGTTACGAATAAAATATTAAAAATCCTGCAAGAAACACCAGACATCAGCATCGAGAATATTGCAAAGGCGATACGTGAAAAGACAGACCGCATTGAAACATTAATCAACAAGATGATTGATGACAAGTTGATTAAGCCGACTGAAAAAGATGGTCAGATACTGCGAACGCCAACAGCAAGGGGTCGGGATGGCATAACGCCAATCGGCAAGATTCCTACCATCACGACGATGTATCGGTATGCGTTACGTAGCGATGCGCCGCCCTTAAGTCCTGGCGGTGAAAGCCGTGAATTTTGCCAAAAGATGATGGACAGAAAAAGGTTATACAGCAAGCAGGACATTGACCGTATGAGTGCAATATTCGGATATGATGTATGGCGAATGAAAGGCGGTTGGTACACCGTACCCGACACAGCAGGGTTATTACACGTACCCTATTGCAGGCATACGTGGGAGCAAGTTTTAGTCATCGAAAAATAAAACAACTATGGTACGATTTATATCAGAAGCAGACCTAAAGAATAACAGCGTAATGAGCGACAACATCGACTACAAGATGTTAGGGCAGCTTATTGACGATGTGCAAGAGCAAAGGATTCATCCGATACTTGGCACTGAATTATACACAAGGCTAAAGACCGATGTGACGAATAACACATTGGCAGGCAATTACCTTATCTTAATGAACGACTACATACAGCGTTGTATGATTGCTTATATTATTGCCGATTCACCGATGTATATCAGCGTAAAGTATCTGAATAAGGGCATAATGACCAAGATATCAGAAACGGCAACGCAGGTCAACATGACCGATATGAAAGAGGTGATTGACTGGTGGCAAAATAGAGCGCAATGGTACGCCGAACGCATTACTGCCTACCTATGCGAAAACAGCACCTTATTCCCTGAATACGAGAACGGCAACGATGCAGAGGACGATATACAGCCAAACATTCAAAACTACTTCAGCGGTATGCTTTTAGACGATGGCGATAACGATTTCATTGACCGGGCAGGAATTCCACGATTTCAAGAACCATACAAGAAACGCAAATGGTAAATGAGCAAAGAGGCAAACAACAGAAATATCATCAAGCTAATTAAATACGAAGCAAAGCGTGAAAACAAAGTACAGCATCAATCGGCTTATCAGGTCGTTAAAAAGCATCGCAGAAAAGCATCTGCAAATAAATAGCTTCGGCACTGGCAGTCTTTATGATGTCAGCTTCAGGAAGTTATTATATGGCGGTATGCCCGACAAGAACACAGAAACGGCACAGCCGACATACCCATTGATGTGGTTCAACGTGATTGATTCGAGTTTGCAGGGCAGGGCATCGTATTTGAACTTTCAATTATTATTTGCTGACCTTGTTACGGATGGCGAAAAAAACGACTTCGAGATATACAGCGACCTGCAATTAGTGGCGCAGGATGTGGTTGCGTTACTGCAACGTGAAAGCGTAAAAGAAAAAGACTTCAGTATTGATGCGAGCGTGACGATGAACCCCTTTGCAGATAGGTTTGAAGATAGCCTAAATGGGTGGGTGGTGAACTTGCGTATCAAAGTACCGTATGGCTTTGAAAATTGTAGCGTTCCGGTATTTGAACCTGATACGACAGAGGTCGTTGGCGGTGTTGACGATGTGCGAAGTATTGAAGCGACGAAGCCACAAACGACAGTGGTGGGTGGCGTTGACGATGTGCAATACGATAATCCGATATTTGAACAAAACAAGATAAATTCTATTTAAGGTTATGGCAATATTTACGAGAACAATCAACACGCAGGATAGCAGAATGATTCAAAAGCTATCGACCGTTACGGGGCAGGTGCCGACAGTTGCCCCATCGGACAACCACGTCGATGGCACTTGGGATAGTTTAGATGTGTACATCGGTGAGTTGTTTATGAATGCGGCTGATGGCAAGATGTGGTGCAGGACAAACAACGGCATCAAAGAAATCTTTGTAGTGCCGAATAACGCCGCAACGGGTGATGTATTTTATTTGAGTGGTGGTAACATAACGCGACTGCCAGTGGGCACATCAGGTCAGGTGCTGACCGTTTCATCGGGCAACGTGCCTACTTGGGAAGATGCAACGGGTGGCAGTGGCAGTGACTTATATTTATGGAATATCGACGCATCTATAATTACAGCGCAAAAGAGCGACAATACTGCATTATCGAGTGGTGTGGTAGGTAGAAGAACGCAGTTGATGCCTATTTATGTGCCATTTGATTGTGAAGTTATTAGTTTTAGAACGCAAACGGTAACAAGCGGAACGCTTTGCTTGGTATCATTTGGCATATATTCTTTTACAAATCCTATTGGTTTAAATCAACAATTTAGTTTAATTGGTGGTGCAACCGATTATGATTGCTCTGCGGCAGATGAAATAATTGCAACACCTGACAGCACCATAACATTAACAAAAGGATGGTATCTTTTGGCAATGTTCAGGAATACAGCGGCAGCAGGTCAGGATTGGTTACAGTTCGCAAACAATTCACTATTACCCGTATTTGGATGGAATACATTTCTTAAGAATGATTCGCAAAAGCTATACTACGAGAATACAACAGTTAATCTTGCATCAAGTGGTTTGCCTGCAACGATTGATTCGACTGATGATTTAGATTACTCGGGTACGTCAAATATATTAGCATACGGAATAAGATTAGGTTTAATTTAAGATGACAACACACACAGTTAAAAGAGAAGTAAACTTGATGCAGTTAGTTGCAGTCGCAACGCCGTTACTGCTTACGATGGTTGGCGGTTGGATAACCACGCAAAACGACATCGCAACGATAAAGAATGAAGTCGAGAACATTAAGCAACAGCGTTCAACAGACAAGCAGGAGTTGAGAGATGAGATGAAAGAAATTAAGACCGACATCAAAGAGATTAAGCACATATTGATTCAGCAGTCCTTAGACAATGCAGGTAAGTAAGCACATATCGTACCGGGAAGCGACGTACAGCCCTACTGCAATAAGGTTGGGCATAACGAATCATCCTGATGCGAATCAGCTTATTGCAATGAAAGCAGTTGCAGATAATTGCTTTGAGCCTGCAAGGGAGTGGTACGGAAAACCGATATACATCAACTCTTTCTTTCGGTCGTTTAAGTTGAACCTGCGTGTAGGTGGTGCGGCAAACTCACAGCACATGAAAGGGGAAGCGGTTGACATTGATACACGTAGCCGTGATGAAAATAAAATACTATACGAGTGGATGCGTGACAATCTGAAATATGACCAACTGATATGGGAATATGGCAATGACGATGGACCGGATTGGATTCACGTATCATTTACAAAAAACAACAGACAGCAAACAATCAAAATACTTAAAAAATTTTAACGATGAAAAAAACCATTCTTTTCAATTTACTTTCACTTGTGGTACTCACTTTAACAAGTTATTCAGTAATTGCATCACCAACGCTTGCGGCGTGGTTCGGGGTGATTATTGCAGGAATTACCGTATTCTTAAACAACGCATACACGATGTCGGGTAAATGGGTTGCTGAGGGTTGGTCGTATGCACAGTGGATTGTCGTGCTTGCAAACATCATTCTTAATTCTGCTGCATTGGTAAATTCATCTGCACTTGTGCCCGTTGAGGTCGTGAACTTCGTGACCATTGGTGCAACGATAGCCATTCAGTTCTTCGGCAAAAATTATATTACAGAGGTGAGCGATGGCGACTGGCGCAAAGGGTAACAAAAAGTTTAAGGATACTGCGGTCGGCAAGTTCATCAACGAAAAAGCACCGCAGGTATTGGATGCAGTCGGCGATGTACTGCCTGACAAGGGCGTGTTCGGCATTGTAAAGAACATCATCAGCAAAGACGACAGCATACCGCAGGAAGTGAAACAAGAGATGATGCAGTTGTTAGAGCTTGAACTGAACGACCTTGCAGATGCACGAAAGCGTGAGAGCGAAATTGCAGCGAGTGAAAATGCACCGCTATTGAATAAGATTGTTTCGCCCGTGCTTGCACTGGTCATAGTAGGGTTGACTTTCGCACTCTTTTATATGGTTATGTTTAAGCAGATTACTGCGGTTGAAAAAGATATACTTGTGTATGTGTTAGGTGCATTGACATCGTATGTCGGTATGGTATTGAGTTATTACTTCGGCAGTAGCAACGGCAGCAGGATAAAAGATTCAGCGATTAAAGAACTGATCAAGCGATGAATGATATAGAGTTCGGGTTGATGGTTTTGGGCGTGATGGTATTTGTTTACGTCGTGGTTAAAGTCTGCACTGAAAAATTGCCTGAAGAATAGTAATATTGTAGCGGATTTATTTCATAGTTTTTAATTAGGTAAGGGGGCGCAATGCCCCTTTTTTATTAAATTTTATTGCCTTGTAAATCAATCAGTTATGCAGTAATTAAAAAAAAGTTGCAAAAATATTTGTTTATATGTTGCAAATGTTATTATGTTTGCACTATCAAAACAAACAAAACAATGACAACTCAAGACTTAAAAGACAACAGAAACGAAATCATCAACTTCATCAACGATAGAGGTTATGACTTAAAGTTCGCAATGGAATTAGCAGTTGAACTTGCAGGCAACTGCGACAATGTTCAAGAACTATGCGACGAATTAAAACAACACTGCAAGCAGGTAAAGTCAAGCAAGTTAGCAGATATGATGGCGAATGCGCATCAAGACGAAAGATTCAATTCATTCACTAAACAATGGGAAAAAATATAATGAAAGACCAATTAGAACTAATCGAAGAAGCGCACAACATCGAAATGTGCAAATGCCCGGTATGCAATAGCACTGATGAACAGTGCGGCTATTGTTACGGCGGCTTAATTTACCCAGTGCAAGCGGCAATGCTGAAGAAGATGATGCAGGATGAGATTGATGCCGACAATTACGAACCTGATTACGATAATTAAATAACTAACTAAAATCAAAACAATGAACAGAAATCCAATTAACAACAGACCGCTAACGGTTAAGCAGGCATTAAAATATGCCAAAGAACAATTCAAAGAAGAACACTATTGCAAGCGACTGCCTGCGAACTATATGTGGTCGCTTCACCCACGAAATAGCGGTGGACGGTATATTCTTATATCAGGCAATGGCTTAACAACAGAATTTTACTTCGATTAATTAACCAAAACAAAACAAAACAAAATGAAAAGCGAATCAAAACTTTACGAATTAAAGGTTGAATGGTCAGCCAATCTGAATGAACACATGATATATCTGTACTGCAACCACAACATCAATGGCGTGGTTACTTCAAAAGTGCTTACCGGTAAATTGCAATCGTACTTTAAGTCAGATGAAGAACTTGACAAATGGTTTGAAGAACAAGTTGAAAAAGACCAAATCGACCGCACGCCAAGAACAATCAAGACAAAAGAAATAATCATCAAACAAACAGAATTAAACCTATGATTAACATCAAAAGAAACGGCAGGGCAATCAGTGTACCTGCCGACACCATCAGGAACTGGAAGCTGAAATACCGGCACGGCGATTATCAACTTATATCCGAGCAGTCGGGCGTACATCGTGCAACGGTCATCCGAGCATTCAGGGGCGAAGCGCAGCCCGAATTAATAAACTTCATAAATATTTACTATGAGCCAATCACAGCATAAGCCGTTACGTGTTGCAGTACCTGAACACAAGCCTGCATTCAATGAATGGATAAAATACATCTATGAGCAATGCAAGGTATATCGGGAGCAAAAAAAGCAACACAATGCACAGTGCGAATGTGCAAATGTTATGATAAATGAAAGTAAAAAACATTAAATTTGTAAAACCTAATAAACAAAACAATGAAACAAAAACCACTACCTGCATTGCAGGATTTGTATGCCGACGTTGAGCAGGCGGCAAGAAAAAATGACCTGCTTACATTACTGAATCAACCACCAAAGCCGGAATGGGTAAAGCAAAACAAGTTCGCAAACAACACGAACTACATACCCATTGACAAGGTTGAATACCTGCTAACTGCCATATATCAGTCGTGGCGATTCGAGATTAAGAACGTGCAGGTGATTGCCAACAGCATCGTGGTTACCGGCAGGCTTCATATTCTTGACCCGATAACAAACCAATGGGATTGGCAGGATGGTGTGGGAGCATCGCCGATACAAACTGCAAAGGGCGCACCGGCGACTGACTTCAATCAGGTAAACACATCGGCAGTACAGATGGCAGCACCAGCGGCTGAATCGTATGCGCTTAAAGATGCGGCTGAGAAGTTGGGCAGGATATTCGGCAAAGACATCAATCGTAAAGACACGATCGACATCACGCCATCGTTGCAGAACAAAGCGGAGCAGTTCAGAATGAAAATCAATTCACTAAATAAAGTAACACAAGACTAAACTATGAACACGGACAAGCTGCATAAATTCATTCAAGAATTACAGACGATGCGCAGGACATTATCTGCAACAGAAATTCAAAGACTTGCAACAGAGCATCAAATTACCATCAACATCATTACCATATTGCAGCGTGCAAATTATGCACAGAAAATAAAAAGGGGTTTATATCTAATCGACCCCAATATGGACATCAAAGCTATATTGCAGGCAGAGAAAGAAATCAATCATTTAAGAACAATCAAAAAACGAAACAATCAATGAACAATTACACACAATGGATTCAAGACCGATGCGGCAAACTGACTGCATCAGAGATTTACAAGATAATGGGCAAAGGTCGGAACAAAGATGCCTACTTCGGGCAACTTGCCGAAACCTATATGCTTTCAAAGGTTGCAGAGATTTTAACGCTCGAACCGAATAACGGTGGTCGAACAAATACCGATGCGATGGATTGGGGAACTGCGCACGAAAGCGATGCAGCAGAACATTTTCAAAAGCGACACCTACACTTGAAGCTGAATTACTATGGCGTGATGAACCCCAAGTTCTACCCATACAATGAATACTGCGGCGGCAGTCCTGATGGCGTATTTGAAGCGGCAAGCGGTGATGCAGGTATCATCGAAATTAAATGCCCGTACAATTCGACTGAACACGTTAAACACTTACTTGTGACCGATGCCAGTGCATTATTGGATATCGCACCTGAATACTATTGGCAGATGGTTGCAAATATGCTATTCACAGAAACACGTATAGGGTATTTTATAAGCTACGACCCACGTATGGCATTAGAACGTTTGCAGTTGCACGTTGTACCGATTGAACCGATTGATGGGCATATCGAACTACTTAAAGAGCGCATTGCAGAGGCAAGCAAGTGGATTTTGACCAACGTGAACATACTGAACGAAACGATTGATACAGACCATTATTCACCTGACAATCGAATAGTATGATATACAGAGATCATTTTCAAAACTATAAGGGGTATGCGATACCCAAAGCGCAACTGATTATAGCAGACATCCCATATAATTTAGGAAACAATGCATACGCATCGAATCCGGCTTGGTATAAAGATGGCGATAATAATAACGGGGAAAGTGAACTTGCAGGCAAAAGTTTTTTCGATACAGATGAAGATTTCAGACCTGCCGAGTTTATGCATTTCTGTTCCACTATGTTAAAGGCTGAACCTAAAAAAGTAAAAGATGATGCCGTAAAAAGACAAAAAAGCGATGCCCCGTGTATGATTATATTTTGTGCATTTGACCAACAGATGTATTTGATTGACCTTGCAAAAAGATATGGGTTAAATAACTATATAAATTTAGTATTCAGGAAAAATTTTTCTGCACAAGTATTGAAAGCAAATATGAAAATAGTTGGAAATTGTGAATACGGACTACTACTATATAGGGATAAATTGCCAAAATTCAGAAATAAAGGAAAGATGATATTTAACTGCATTGACTGGCCACGAGATAATGAAAGCGAAAAGATACATCCAACTCAAAAGCCTATCGAATTATTAAAAACATTAATTGAAATATTTACTGATGCAGGAGATGTTGTAATTGACCCCGTTGCCGGAAGTGGTTCGACATTAATAGCTGCTGAAAGGTTGAATAGAAAAGCGTATGGATTTGAGATAAAAAAAGAATTTTGGATAAAAGCAAATAAATGGCTTGAAGAAGAAAAGCTGATGAAAAAAGAAATAGCAGAATTTGGATTTGCAAAAACAAAATTGAATAAAATAGCACCAACATTATTTTGATATGATAAAAGGATTCGACAAAGAAACTGCGCCGCTTACCAATGATGAACTTGTGTTGGCGAAAATAGTGGCGCAGGGGTTGGCAACGAAAACAAAGCGCAACCCGGCATCATCAAAGTATATCTGTGAAACGCTAAATATGAAGTACCCCGACATCAACCTGACCGACATTAGGCTTCGTAAAATCGTAAACTTCCTGCGATGCACGTCAATGCCGAACATCTGTGCAGACAATCGAGGGTACTACTGCACTGACGATATCAAAGAGTTGCAGGACTATGCCTTGTCATTAGGTCAGCGAATCGGGGCGCAGGAAAAGGTATATCAGCAACTGGTTAGATTCATTGAACATAAACAGAAGCAGAAATGATGAAGCCGTATGAATTTGAGGTTGAGCAGGAGAAATGGCGTGATCGCATTGTGTATGGGTTCCTAAAGGCAGGCGGCAAGATATATCGCACTGACCATTTTGTATTCGGCAAGCGAAATTTGAAAGAGTTCGATAAGTATTTGAGCAGATGCAAGTTCGCACGCAGGAACTTCGATGCTGATTATAAAGTATTTTACACGTTCAGAGAAATTTAGTAATTTTGTAAAAATGATGTGTACGGACATCACTTAAAAACATCAACAATCCCAAGTTGGGGGAGGCTCCGTACAGCCGAACCCGATTTGGGATTTTTATTTTATGTTAGTTTACACAAATATTCAGCACAATTTTAGAAAGAAACATAACCTTAGCTGCAATGAATATGTGCTATTGGATATGATTTATGTATTGCATACTAACCCTGACAATAAATTAGATAACTGGTGCTATATGTCAAAAAACAATCTTGCAAAAGAAATCGGCATCAGCAAAATGGGTTTAATGAAAATGATTGACCGATTAGTAGTTGATGGTTTTATCATTAAAAATGATGCAACAAAGCACTTAAGAACTACTGAAAAATGGTGGTCAAATTATGTGGATAACCAAGGTAAAGAAAGTTTACCGATGGTAAACAAAGTTTACCAAGGGAGTAAACAAAGTTTACCGGATGGCGGTAAACAAAGTTTACCACATGGCGGTAAACAAAGTTTACCTAATAATAATACTATAGATAATAATACTATAGATAATAATACTGATAAGGCAAATGAGCGCATTGATATTTACACTTTTGATGAATGGTGGGATTTATACAATAAGAAACTTGACAGAAAAGACTGCGAAAAAAAATGGAACAAAATACCTGCATACCTAAAGGCGCAGATATTTTTGCACACGAAAAAATACATAGCCGCAACACCTGATGTTCAATACAGAAAAAACCCATTAACTTATCTCAACAAAGAATCTTGGAATAACGATATTGTGGTAAATACAGCAAATACTGCAAAAGAACTGGGCGCAACGGCTTCATTCAAAACAACCGATTACTCACAAAAACTTTAACAATGCAAACAATTACACTAACAGACGAAGAAATCAGAGCCGCAATATTGCAGGCGAAGAAAAAACAATACCATCAAGACCTGATGCAGGGCAAGGTTCGGGCAACGATTCCACCGCCGGTAAACTACTTTATTGATTATAGCACCTACCCTTTGACTGAAATCGAACAGAAAGAGGTCATAAATCGATTAAAAGAAAAAAAGCAGTCAGACATCAAGGCGAAAGAATACTTCGCAAAAATCAAACAAGAAGAGCGTTTTTTGGCAATTACAGATGAGCAGCTATTCAGACTGATACTTGGCAGGTTGTATAAAATCATAAACACGAACACCCGAACCGAAAAAGCGATAACCGAGCAGAATGCAGACATCGTTCGTAATTTAGTTCCTTATTTGCTCGGATTTGAAAATGAACTTTACGACCTTAACAAGGGTTTGTTATTCATCGGCGGCACCGGAACGGGCAAGACAGCGATAATGACTGCAATAGGCGACACCCCGATGGGCAGGTTCGACCTGCATTCGTGCGAACTGGTTGCAGACTATTATGCAGAAGATTCGACCTATTTCTTCAATCAGTACGTGACCAATCCAATACAGCCGAACATATTCTTTGACGATTTCGGGTTTGAAACGGCAAAGCAGCAGCCGTATCAAAAAGCGGTTGAGGAGCCGATGCTGATTGCATTGGTAAAGCGGCACGAATTGGGGTTGTTTAGGCAGACGAGGATAACCACGAACCTGAATGGCGATATGATTGAACAGCGATATGGTCAGCGATTACGCAGCAGGTTGCGAGAGATGTGCAACGTGATAATTCTGAACGGTAAAGATTTAAGGGTATAACGGGATGAATATGAAAGAAAAAACAAATGCAATATCATTAATAGGCAAAAAGGCGTATGAATATAATAGACCAGACAGAATTGGTATTCTAAAAAAAATACAATTTAATAATAAAGATTATTCAGAATGTTGGTACTTATTTGAATGGGAACATGGTGCATATATGGTACCGATTGAAAATGTTGTAACAATAAATACGCAGCTAAAATTGTTTTAATGGAAGCAGAAACATCAATTAACCACGATACCATGCCTGACGCTGTGCCGGATAGTGCTTCTTTACGTTACATTCTATTTCTGATAGATAGTAAGATAAAGGAGCACGATGGTAAGATATTCTGCTCTTATGATGAAGCTCGTCAATATGCCAGTCATTGCATAAATGACAATTATTCTGATAAGGCAGTAATAGGAATGTTTTGTTTAGATTCCAACTCAGAGGAGATGCTAATTACAATGGTTGAAACTATTGGCTTTTCGGGAGATAAAAAAAATGTAAATCAGTTGCAGTTGTTTAAATTAAACTCAAAAATATGAACGAAGAACAAATCAAAGAACTTGGATGGAAACTTGTAAAGCAATACAACCACGACGAGTATCATACCAACCGCTATAAACTCGGATGTATGGAAATTGAATTTACCTATGAGGGCAAAGAGTTGCATACTTGCGATGTAACAATATCAGAATTGAATTGTATGCCAATTTCATACAACCAAGCGAAATTATTAACGGAACTTATCGGGCATTGGTCTGAATAGTGTTGCCGATAACGGTTCTCGGCTATATTTAGTGCCTACTTTTAAAACTAAATTAATTTAAAAAACGAAATATAAAATGGAAAACGAAAAATCAAAAGTAGAAGAAACTAAGGCATTGAATATAGCCGATGTTAGCAGTAGTGCGGAGTTTAAAGTGTGGGATGATTTATTTGGAATACTTGCTTGGAAATTCAAGCCTACTAAAAGCGGTGATATGTATTTAGATGGTGAATCGGTTTATAATGAACTTAAAGAAAAGTTTGATTTACGAAGAAAGTAGCATTACTACTAACTCACATATTGGCGAAGTCATAAAAATTAAAACTTGTTACATTCGCATAAAAAACGATGCGAATCACACTACTCTTTATGCTGATATGTTCAGCATTATCTGCACAAGTACCGATACTGCAATCGCTTCCAACTTCGCAGAATGTCTTATATCTTGACTTCGATGGCGCAGTGGTGAACAATCCGAACTGGAGCGCAACGACGATAAACGCAGCCCCATCAGGTTTCACATCTGCACAAATCACGGAATGCTTTAACATTATTGCCAACCATTACACGATATTCGACCTTAATGTCACCACATCGCTTGCAGTATATAATGCGGCACTGGCAACAAAGAAACAGCGCATCGTATTTACCCCGACAAGTGAATGGTATGGCGGTGTAGGTGGAATTGCATTCATCGGTTCGTGGGGATGGCAGGCTTATGAGCCGGGATGGGTATTCACTTCGAATTTAACATCAGGCGGTATGAAAGCAATGGCAAATGCAGCAGTACACGAAGCAGGGCATCAGTTGCACTTATTGCATCACGCACAGTATAATTCATCCAATCAACCACAAGGGGCATATCATTTCGGAAAGGGAACGGGCGAAACATCGTGGTGTCCGATGATGGGTGTGGGGTATGGCTTGAATGTCGTACAATGGGTTGCAGGACCAGTCGGCGGTCCGTGTGGGTATAGAATTTCGGGCGGCTTCAATATGCCGAATTGGCAAGATGACTTTGCAGAAATGACGTTGGAGCGATTAGGCGGCGATGGTTTTACGGGTCATTCCAAAGCAATTTCATTCAAAGCAGACGACATCGGCAGCACGACCGCAACGGCAAAGGCAATCAACATCGTAAACAATGCCATATCGGATTCAGGTTTAATCATTCATAACTACGGCAGTTTGACATCATTCAAGTATGCAACATTGCCTGCAATCACATACGATGACGACTACTTCAGGGTAACGACAACGGCGGCGCAGAATATGACCATTAACTGCCGACCGTGGTCATTGAGCAAATCGACATCAGATAACCAATATGCAACGCTTGACGTGCGGCTGATCATTCGCAATGCGGCAGGCACGGTCATCGCTATTGACTCAAACATAAACAAGCTGAACGCAACTATATCATTAATCAATCAACCTGCCGGAACATACTTCATTCAGGTATCTGCATCTGGCAACCCGAACTATACCGATTTCTGTTACAGCACCAATCCAATCGGCAACATACCTGCAAACACAAGATATGGTAGTGTTGGTCGTTATTACCTGACCGGAACATTCGCATCGGCGACATCATTGCCAGTGGCAAACTTTACGCAACCGAGTTCAACGTGTGTAGGCAACACATTGACGATGAACAACCAATCACAGCAGGCGACGACATACACTTGGAACTTCGGAGCAGGAGCCACGCCAGCCACGTCAACGGCGTTCAATCCGACCGTTACCTACACCACAGCAGGCAGCAAAACCATCACGCTAACGGCAACGAATACAAATGGCAGTAACACGACCACAAGAACGGTGAACATCACATCGGCACTGAACGCAACAATACAAGCACCTGCATCGGTTGTATCAGGCACATCAACGGTCATCACGGCAAATGCAACGGGCGGCACAACGCCATACACGTATAATTGGTACACGGTTAATCCGAATCAGACAACGCAGTCAATAACAATTGCACCAACAACCGCAACGGGGTACAACGTACTTGTAACTTCAGCAAACGGATGCACTTCAGATGCCTATGCCTATGTGAATGTGGGCGCACCGCCGCCGCCGCCACCAAGTTGCTTACAGCCGACCATATCGGCAACAACCACCTGCAACGGCACTACGTTAAACATCACCCCGAACACAACATATCAATCATTCCTTGTTCAGCACAGCGTAAACAATGGCAGCATCAATTCACAGACCATCACCGGAACAAGTGCATCGTTTAACTTTCAGGCGAACGCATCGGTGCGCTTCATCGTTACGGCAACGTGTACCAATGGGGCGAAATCGACTGCATCCGAAATCACATCGGTAATACCTGCAATCACGCAAGCAGCACCCGATTTCAGCCTTGCATCAAGCAATGGCAGGATAACAACTACATTCGTAAATAACGGCAGCAAGTTCTACGCAATACGATATAGGGCAAATGGAACAACGGCGTGGACAGAAAACACAACAAATGGATTGACGATAACCGTTGGGGCAGTACGTGGCACGACATACGAAGTGCAATCGCAATCACGATGCCAAACGGGGCAGGGCAGTTGGTCAACTTCTAAAACAATAACCGCACAATAATATGAAAACACTTGCATACCTAATCAGCAGAATATACCTAATCGGATTGACATTCTGCATAACTATTAACGCATCCGCACAGATTAAGATGGCAGACAAAATCATCATCAGGGGAACGTCATTTGACCAGTTATCTGATGCAATAGATGGCGACACGTTGGACATCGAATTTCACGATGGAAAACTATTCACAAAGGCAACCAAGTTGAAGATGAACCTTGTACACGACACAGAATATGTGCGTAGCTTCACCATCACGGGGTTGACCGTAAAGGCACGTTTGAACATCAATATGGATGGCACGGGCAGGATACACGGCAACCTGCAAATGGATGGCAGCGATGAAATCTATATACTTGATTCATACGATGGCAAATACAACTTCATACGCAAGCCTAAAGAAGTGTTAATCATCGATTGACGTACATCAATCACATATTGTATATCGGCATTGACCCTGACCTTGATAAGTCGGGGTTATGCATTTATGACCGCTACGCACAAGACAAGATGCAGTTGATAAACGCTTCATTCTTTGATGTGCTTGACATCCTGAATGAAAGCTATAAGACACGCAGGACAATCACGCATATTGAAGCAGGGTGGATGAACAAAAAAAGTAACTGGCACGCAGGCAATAATGTCGTATCGCAAAAGATAGCCAAGAACGTGGGCGAGAACCACGCAACGGGCAAATTGATTGAACAGTACTGCATCCGCAACAACTATCAGTATAAACTAATCGTGCCGAAAAAGTCAAAGGTCGATGCGGTAATGTTCAAGAAGCTAACCGGGTATGACAAGCGAACCAATCAGGAACTGCGAGATGCGGCAATGTTAGTGTATGGCTTATGACGTTTCAAGACTTATACACGGGCGATGAACTAAAAAAAATCTGTAAAAAGATAACGAACAACCACTGCCTTACTGACGACCTATATCAGGAAGTACTTATATGCCTGCTTGAATACGACAAAAAGAAGCTGAACGCAATCGAACAGCAGGGAGCGAACAACATCAAGTGGTTTGCAGTGCGCATCACGATGACAATGTGGAATAGTCCACGTAGCACATTCAACTACAAATACAGAAAGCACCTGCACGATGAACTGACCGACAAGCATACAAATATCATTACCTTTGACGAAACAAATCAATACGATGAAGCCACGCTCGAAGAGTACATCAAAGAACAAGAAAAGCAGCAATCAAGCAAAGGGAAATACCCCTACGATGCACGCATATTGCAGCACTATGTCGCAGAAGGTTCAATACGAAAGCTGCACAAAGAAACAGGCATCCCCATTTCGGCTATACACTTCAGCCTAAAGAAAAGCAAACAACAAATCAAAGAATATATGAACAATCAACCGTATAAGGTACTGATGCTTCGCAATGTGCCAGAGGGCGGCGTTGAATACCATCGCAGTCTTATTCCTGCCTACCATATCGGCGAGAACTACAAGCACATCGACATCACGCTAATCAACAACATAGAAGATGCAACGGAGCAGTTTTTCAAAGACTATCAGTTGTTGGTAATCACGAGGCAGGCATCCCGATTCACGAATCCGGTTACAATCATTGAACGGGCAAAGAAAGCAGGTTGCAAGGTCTTATATGACATTGATGACTATTGGATATTGCCACACGACCACGTATTGTATGATACGTTCAAAAAGGAATACAGCAATATGATTGTTGACACGATAAGGGCGGCAGATTATATCACGACTACAACGACATATCTTGCTGACAAGCTACGCAACTACAACCCGAATATTGAAGTACTGCCGAACGCAATCAACCCTGAACAGCCGCAATGGTCAAGCACGGCAACGCCATCGGAATTGGTTCGGGTAGGGTGGCAAGGCGGCATTTGTCATTTACCTGACTTGTCATTAATGGACAACTGCATACACAGACTGCATCAAGATGACAATATGAAAGGCAAGTATCAGGTTGTATATGGGGGGTTCAGCAATGGTCAAAAGCACTTGCAGATAGGTGAAGATGGCAAACTGATTGAAGTACCAACGCCGATGCAGATGCAGGAATCATATAAATACGAACTAATCTTATCCGACCGATACACGTGTTGCAGTGATGAATACAAAGCAGAGTTAAAGAAGTTTGAGCCTGCCGCAATAACCACTAACGAACGCTACAAGCGTATATGGGGCAAAGACGTATTCAACTATGGGTACATACTTGATGAGATGGATATATGCCTTGTTCCGCTAAAAGACAATGAGTTCAACCGATGTAAGTCGCCATTGAAACTTGCAGAAGCAGGGTTCAAAAAAAAGCCTTGCATCGTTTCAAACATATTACCTTATTCACCGCATTACAACGGCAGTAACTTTGTGGCGGTCGATTCGCACAAAAATCACAAAGACTGGTACAAACAGATGAAGCGACTTATTGAATCCCCTGCAATGCGACAAGAGTATGGCGAAGCCTTATATGAATCAGTGAAAGTAAAATTTCACATCGACACGGTAAACAAAAAAAGGGTACAGCTATGGAACTTCATCGTGAATGGATATTGATACTTTCACCGTTCATAGCGGCGGCAATCTACCCGGTCAGCAACGTAGTGCAGACGTTCAAATGGTTTTTTAACATCAAGAGGTTAAAGCCATTCGATTGCACTAAGTGTCTATCTTTTTGGATATGCCTAATGCAGGGCGTAATGTTTAATATATCATTGCAAATATTAATACCTTTGTGCTTCACTTCGATGTTCGCAGGGTATCTGATTTCAAAATACATAACCAAACAATGAACCAATCACAATACGAACGATTAAAGTCAGCGTTCACGACATACAACACGTGGCGAATAGCAGGATTTGTGGCAGGCGATAATCAGTCGCAGTCGCACCTGATGACGATGCTATCGGTACACGTTGAGATATTCAGCACAATGCCGCCGCCTGACCTATCTTGCCCATCTTGTGTGCAGGATATGATGAAGCGGTTATACGAACAAACAAACTACACGATATATGAAAAAAGCGCTATTAACGGGAGCAAGCGGCTTCGTAGGTAGGTACTTCTGTCAATACCTGAAACAAGAGGGGTGGGAAGTTCACGCAAACGACATCGTGAAAGAAACGCACAACTATTGGGATAAATATTACGAAACCGATTGCAGGAAGTTATTTGCAATCATAAAGCCTAAATTCGACCTAATCATTCATTGTGCAGCAGTGGTTGGCGGTCGCCTGAACCTTGAAAAAAATCAGATAGCAGTCGCATCAGACCTATCCATCGATGCAGAATTCTTCAACTGGGTAAAGTCTTGCCCGAAGCATACACGCATTATATATTTCAGCAGTTCAGCCGCATATCCGATACACTTGCAGGAATCAGTATATAAGTTAAAAGAAGTGGACATTGACCTATACGACATCAGGCAGCCTGATATGACATATGGGTGGGTTAAATTAACGGGTGAAATGATAGCACATCGCTTGCATATCGAATACGATAAAAAGGTCACCGTACTTCGACCATTCAGCGGCTATGGGCTGATGCAGGACTTAACCTATCCATTCCCGAGCATCATCAAGCGTGTAGTTGAAAAGCAGCACCCTATTGAAATATGGGGGAACGGCAACCAAGTACGTGACTTCATTCACATATCAGACATCGTCAATGCGACAATGATATTAAGTGAGGAACGAACGAAAGCGAATGCAATAAACCTATGCACGGGCATACCGACATCATTCATTGAACTGGCAACGATGGCACACGAACAGATGTGGGGGCAAACGCCGTATATCAAAACCGACATAACCAAGCCGACTGGACCTGCATACCGATGCGGCGACGAAACCGAACTGCTTAAATATTACCTGCCGACCGTAACATTAGAACAAGGAATAAACATCAAACTAAATGAATCCAAAAGTATTAGTCTGCATTCTACATTGTGACCGAAAGGCACACAATCAGATGAACTGCCTGCAATCGGTATATTCACTGTCATACGACAATTACGAAGTTTATCACAACGTAGAAACGAAAGACAAAGCAAACTTTCAGCCGTTGATTGACTTCACGCAGGACAATGCGATAAAAACACATTTTGACTTTTGGAACTACGAAAGCACTTGGTGGAAGAAACCTACATACGACCAAGACCAAGCACGACTGGTGCCGATATGTGAGGGGCGCAACCGAAGCATAGATGCAGCAATCGACCTACAAGCTGACTACATTCTATTTGTCGATACTGATATGGTCATACCGAGCAACACCATCACGCAATTACTTTCACGCAATAAGCAGATCATAGGCGGTTATGTAAGGGGCAGAAACGAACACAAGGGAGCAGAATATATATTCGGGCATCAGTACGGCATCAAAGAAATAGCACCGAACCTAATCGAATGCGACCACGCAAACATAGGCTTTTGTCTAATCAGCAGGAACGCATTTGAGGTATTACGTTTCAGACGTGGCAGGCATTGCACGCTTGGGCATTTACAAAGCGATGACCCGAACTATTGCTTTGACTGGCATCTGATATGGAAAGGCGAACGGCACTTTGTAGATAAGTCCGTTGAAGCGAAACACATTGACGAAACGATTATACCCTTTCATAATGGAGCGCAGTATTAAATATCATTCACAACGTGGCGAAGATAAATGGTTGATGGACAACTATTCAACGCTATTTAGCAACGACACATACACGTACTTGGACATCGGGGCGGCAGATGCAGAAGTCAACAGCAACACAAGGGTATTGGATAGCCTGCCGAACTGGTCAGGGGTTTGTTATGAGCCGAACCCGGTATATGATAACAGCTACGCAGCAACGGGTCGCAATCGAATAAAGAAAGCAGTAACGGCAACACATACGGGAACGATAGGATTTGAATTCAACAGCATACCTGAAATTGGGAAAATAGGCGGCAATGACATCGTGCCGTGCATATCGGTAAAAGACCTGATGCAGCATTGGAAGCACTTTGATTTAGTCAGCATCGACGTTGAGGGGATGGAATACGACATCATAACCGAATTGTTGAAATACGATGAGCCGAGATTGATCATTGCAGAATATAACACACTGGGCAAATACAATCTTGAACTTTTGAACCACATTGTGCGTAATGGGTATAAATTATTACATTTAACAGACTACAACTTTATTTATGGCAAAGACTAAATACATCAAAACACCTGAACAACTGTGGGAGTTATTTGAAAAATATCAAGATTCGTTACAAATATTAAAAATACCGCAGTCGCACGTTAAATTGGGGGTAGTCTATTTAGAAGTTAAAGAGCCGATGACATTTGAGGGTTTCGAATGTTGGCTTGCAGATAACGATATAATTCAGGATTTAGGTCATTATTCAGCTAATACAGATAGTTCATACGAAGCATATCGTACCATCATTACACGTATAAGAAAGAATATCTACTCACACAACTTCAATCGGGCGGCAGTAGGTCTATACAAAGAGAATTTAATAGCACGCCAATTAGGTATGGCAGATAAGGTGCAAGAATCAGGGGATAAGCAGATAACCGTTAAAATAGTTGATGAATCAACCAGTAGTTACGATCCCGACATTACACCAAGCGCAGAATGAAATCGTAAAGAATAGGCGCAGGTTTAACGTAGTTGATTGCGGCAGGCGTTGGGGTAAGTCTTATCTTGCAGCACACTTATTGATAATTGCATCAGCGAAAAAAAAGTATCCGTGTGGTTACTTCACGCCGACATATAAACTACTTGAAAACACATATACTCAACTGCAAAACTTATTAAAGCCTGCCATATCGAGAAAGCACGACAATCAATTTATCGAACTTGTTACGGGTGGCAGGATAGATTTTTGGACAATGGACAACCCCTTTGCAGGTCGCTCACGCAAGTATAAAGTAGCCATAGTTGATGAGGCGGCATTTGCAAAGAATTTATGGGCGTTATGGACTGAAAGTATAAGACCAACGCTAACCGATTTAAGGGGCAGTGCTTGGTTTTTATCTACGCCTAAAGGCAAAAACGACTTTTACAAGCTATTCGTTAAAGGTCAGGGCGATATAGACTGGGCGAGTTGGCAAATGAGCACATACACAAACCCATTTATTGAATCATCAGAAATAGATGCAGCACGCAATGACTTGCCTGAAATAGCATTCAATCAAGAATATATGGCTATGTTCAATGAGAATGCAGCCAACCCATTCGGGGTTGATTATATCAGAAAGCAGTCACAAGCGAAAGTAAACCCAACAAACGTACACTTTTACGGCGTTGACCTTGCGAAGTCAAGTGACTACACCTGCATCGTTGGGTTGAATGAGAACGGCAGCATAGCATATTTTGAACGCTTCCAAAAGGATTGGAGCAGCACCACAGCGATATTGAAAATGCTTATCGGCACAACACCTGCACTAATCGACAGCACGGGTGTTGGCGACCCGATTGTGGAAGAATTGGTTAAAGTATGCCCGAACGCACAAGGGTTTAAGTTTACCAGTGAAAGCAAACAGCAGATAATGTTGGAACTTGCGACATCGGTACAAAAGCAGGAAGTTTCTATTTTAAGTGGGGTAATGCAAGAAGAAATGGAGTCATTCGAGTACAGCTATTCAGCACGAGGGGTGCGCTATTCTGCACCTGATGGGATGCACGATGATACCGTGTGTGCCCTTGCCCTTGCAAACCATTGCAGACTGACCAAACACATAAACAAAGTAATTCTATTCAGATGAGAGTAACACTACCAAACGACTGGAGCGACATCAACATCGGCAAGTATCAAGAAATCTACGCACTGACCAAACTACCCGACACGCTTGTACTTGAAAAAGACATCAAGATGCTATCTATCATAACCGGGTTGAGTGAAGATATTATCGGCAGTGTGGATATTGAGGACTATGCCGCAATGATGGAGCAGTTACAGTTTATAATGACCTTGCCGAGTGCTGAACACATACCGACACAAATCAAGTTCGATGGGGTGAAATACGACCTGCAAATGAGGGTGGACAAGTTGAAGTTAGCGCAGTATATCGACTTGGAACTGCTATCAAAGACATCCGATGAAATCATATACAATATGCACAAGATACTGGCGATATTCCTATCCAATACCAAGCAGTACAACACTGAAGATATGTTAAGGCGAGCCGAGATATTCAAAGCAAAGATGACGA